GATGCATGCTGGAGAAGCACCCGAAGATGGTATTATGATGAATCACCCTGTGCATGGAAAAGTCCTGTACTCGCAAATGACACAAGAAGAGAAAGCCTCTTATCCAACGATAATGCCTACTGGACAAGTGAAGTATGCAAGTACTATGAAACCGAAGTACGCAGAGAGAATTACTGCAAAGACTGACTTAGATCCGTCCCCCCTGTTTGATATGGTGGTCCCCCATGTCACAGAACCTAGTGTTCTGCATCCTAGAGACCCGCGCTTGAGTGAAGAACTGCGCGCCCAAAACTACTCCCCCATGAATGAAGGAGCTAAAAAGTTTAGCTCACCGACGGTGCCCTTTCACCCTCGGGATATCAAACGTGCTGGTAGCATGATACTTGCAATGCTGATTTGTTACGTGCCGAAAGGAATGACGAAAAGAATTTTGAAAGTAAGTGAAGCTATCAATGGAGTACCGACAGCTGGATTTGCCCGCTTGAACCCAATAACTAGTTCTGGTTTCCCATTTAAACTCTGGAAACCTGCTGGTGCAAAAGGAAAGCGTTTCTTATTTGACTGCCACGAGGCTGTAAACGAGCCTCTTGACATGATAATGAAAGACCCATTCCTTGTGCAGCAGACCAATGAGATGCATATGAAGCTTCTCAAAGGAGAACAGTCATTTATTTTGTCCTACTCGAATATAAAGGATGAAAGACGAAGTTTAGCAAAAATCAAATCCGGCTCATCACGCCTCTTTGACTGCATGCCACTCCATTACAATATCGAGTGTAGAAGGTTCTTCGGAGCCTTTATAGCGTGCATGAATCAGAATTGTACTGCGCTTCCTAGTGCTGTAGGAATTGACCCTGAAAGCCCCGACTGGACGGCTCTTCACGAACGACTTAACCGCTTTGGTGGTAACGTTGTGGCTGGAGACTTTAAAGGTTGGGATGGAAAGCTTGATCCGAATGTAATGTATGAAGCCGTAAAGGTGATAAACCTTTGGTACGATGATGGCCCCGAAAATGCTAGAGCTAGATACACCCTCCTTGAAATGATGATCCATCTTAAGACCATCTATGGAAATGTTGTTGCCCAAAAGAACCAAGGACTCCCTTCAGGAGTTCCGATAACTGCGGACATCAATGGACTGTGTAACTGGATTTACATGATCGTGGCACTGATTTCGATTGCAAGAGAGAAAGGAGTCCAATTGGACTTACTCGAATTAAAAGACAATGTAGAATTTACGTTCTACGGAGACGATCATGTGATTGCGCCTAGTTATGAATATCAACAATTCTTTAACTTTAACACCCTAAAGGAATACTTTGCGCAACACAATATTGTCTATACTGATGCTTTGAAAAGAGGAGGCCAACAACCCGACTTCTC